ATTGCCCAGAACCCCGAAGTCCGTATCTTAATTGCTAATGCGACTTACGACATGGCTTGCTCATTCTTGGGACAGATTAAAAGGCACTTAAAGGACAACGAGGTTTTCAGGAAGTATTATGGCGATTTGGCTACCAGTGCTGACAAGTGGGCGGAGAATATGATTACCGTTCCCAAGTACAAGCCCTTTACCAAGAAAGAGGCAACCGTAACTGCTTACGGAATTGGCGGCAACTTGGTTTCCCAGCACTATGATGTTATCATCGCCGACGACGTAGTTAATAGGGACTACATCAATACTAGGGAGCAGATTGAGAAAACCATCCTTTTTTACAAGGATGCTCTCGACCTTCTGGAGCCGAATGGAACTTTCATCATTATTGGTACTAGGTGGCATGATGCTGATTTATATGGCTGGATACTGGATAAATCTAATCCTGAGCAAGTCTGGAAGAGTTTCCAGTTGTTCCACCGAAAAGCGTTTACGGGTGATTTGGAAACAGAAGAAAACCTGGAATTACTCTGGCCTGAGAAGTTTAATAGAGATGTTCTCAAGACATTAAAAATTGAAAAAGGTCCTTACGAATTTTCCTGCCAATATCTTAACGAACCTATCCCGCAGGAGAAAGCCGAATTTAAACTGGACTGGTTCAAGCACGTCTTAGAAGATGAATTGAAAGTCAGGGAGCTTAATTTCTTTACGATGGTCGACCCAGCCATTTCAGAAAAGAAGTCGGCTGATAAAACGGCGATAGTAACGATAGCAGTTGATGAATTTAATAACTGGTTTGTCGTTAATATTATAGTAGACCATATGTTACCTGATAAAATTATCCAGCATATCTTCTGGAACTGGGAACAATACAAGCCCAGAAGGATAGGAATTGAGCTTCATGCTTTCCAAAAAACGCTTCAATATAGCCTTACTGATGCGATGAGAAGTAGAAACATTTTTTTGCCTGTTGTAGAATTAAAAGCAGAGAGGTCAAAGGAGGAAAGAATTAGAGGGTTAATCCCTCGTTATGCTAATGGGACGATTTACCATCTTCAACAGTGTCCTCACCGAGAGGAGCTGGAGGATGAGTTGATGCGTTTCCCAAGAGGCAAGCATGATGATATTATAGATGCACTGGCTTATGGGCTACAGATTGCCCACCAAGCAAGGAAAAAGCCCGTAGACAGAGGAAGAGGCTCAGCTAGATACAAGTTTATTTATTAAAAATGGCACTACAAGAAGAACCAAAAATTAGGAAACTTTATGTTCCTTCAGACGAGGAGTATAAGATACTTCAACACGTTTATGAGAGAAAGCGGCAGATGTCTGATAAAAGACAGGAACATGAAAACAACTGGGAGAATTGGGAAAAGCAGTGGAATGCTTATAGGCTTCCCAAAGACGCTGATGACTGGAGAAGCAATATTTACATTCCGATAACATCTTCAATAATTGAATCACAGCTTTCAGAAATTGTTAATCAAGACCTCAAGCCCTGGGTTCTGGAAAGGGGAACGGAAGATGTTTCCAAAGCTCAGGTGATGAATGCCATTATTGAATACACCTGGGACGTGGCCAAAAGCGATGTTGCCTTAGTTGAAATAATTAAAGATGCTCTTATTTTCGGCACGGGTATCGGAATGGAGTATTACTGGAAAGAGCAAAGAAAGATAAAAACCAAAGACGGAAAAGAACAAGATGTCTTCGAGTTTGATAATTGTTATCTGGAACCCGTGAGGCTCTGGGACTTCTTCATTGACGAACGTGCCCGAGCTTTCTCAGGGCCTTATGGTGCCAATGACTGTATCCGACGCTACATTATGGATTACGATGACTTCCGAAATTTCTTCAGGGGGGAGGTTTGGGATCCTAAAAAGAGGGCTTCGTTGGTGAAACCAGGTGGAGATACTAATTATTATGAGTTTTACAAGCCCCCAGAAAGGATGGAACACGATCGTGAAGTTGAAGTTTTATGGTATTGGAACAAGCCGAAAGACCTTCTGGCTATTATTGCTAATGATGTCAATGTCAAATACGGCCCTAATCCCTATAAACATAAGCAACTTCCTTTTGTGAGGGCGATTGATGTTAAAAGGCCATACCAATTCTACGGAAAAGGTGAGGCAGAACTGCTGGAGAGCCTTCAGGATGAGGTCAATACGCTCAGGAGAATGATAATTGACCGAAACCACCTCGATATTGACAAGCCAATACTGGTTTCCGACACCTTAACGATTGAAGATGATGACGCAATTACCCGTCCTCACGGCCTAATCCCTGTTGGAGATGTCAATGCGGCTAAGCCACTAGAATATTCCGACATTCCTAAGAGCGTTTTTATGAGTTTGGAGATGCTGAATGACGACAAAATTAGGGTAACAGGTATGGATGAACGTCAACAGAGTGTTGCCGCAGCTGGAACAGCTACTGAAGCAGCAATTTTGAAGGAAGCGACAATGAAAAGGCTTGGAATGAAGATTTGGAACATCAAAAATGACACTTTGGTTGATGTTGGCAAGCTCAGAGTGGCCAATATCATGCAATTTTACGCCCAACCTAAGTTGGAAGAGATAATTGGGGAAGATAGGGTGGCTAAAGCCGAGGCAGAAGGCACTTTAGTGAAGTCTAACGGCAGAAATTACCGTGAATCTTACCGAAATATCCGCCTAAAAGACCAAAAAGTGCAGGTAAATCAAAAAACTGGTCAAACAACGCTTTCTCCATTCAAAGGAAACACATTTTTTGAAGCAGACCCTAAGTTTTTTCTTCCAACACATGGCGGATACGATATTAGGTACAAGGCGACGAGTGCTTTGCCCATTTCTAAGCCCCTAGAGCAGCAAAAGGCAGACGAAATGTATGACAGATTGGCAGGAAACCCAACGGTTGACCCTTGGAAACTGGCAGAGTTTCTTATTAAGAGCCGAGATGAAGACCCAGACGAATTTAGAGTTCAGAAGCCTGGTGAACAACAACCTAAAGGTGTTCAGTTGAAGCAAATGATTGATTTAGCTGGTATTGAGAACGACGAAATGCTTAAAGGCAACCCAATCAAATCAACTCCGTATGCTTCACCAGCCCATACGGAAATGCATATTGAATTTATGAGGTCTGACAAGTTTAAGGAGGATATTCCAGAAGATTCAAAGGTGCTTCAGATATTTACAGACCACGTTACAGGTGAAATTATGGCACAACAGAGTAGACAAGGAGCTGGAGCAGGACAACCTCCTGGATTGACAGATGGGGAACAAATGCCTGGTATGGGCACTCCTGGTTCGCCTGAGGCAGGTATGGGTGATGTAGTTCCTGGGAGAGTAATGGGTGGGGGAGAAGTACCAACTGGAATGGCAGGAGCAAGAAGTGGAGTCCAAGTAGGTAGAAAGGTCTAATGGCTAAGAAAAAAGAGAAGTTACCAAGACTTAGTTCTGACCACAGGGAAGGACTAGCAACATTAGCTGGAAAACCTGAGTTTAAATCATTTGAAAGCCTTTGCAAGATAGAAGAAAACAACATTATTGTTCAGGCTTTTAAAATTCCTTCTAGTGACCCAGAATTAAAGAGAAGAAAAGCTCACTTGGAAGGAAGAATTTATGAGCTCAGAAAAATTATGAGGACATTTGAAGCAGTAAGAAAGGAAAAGAAATGATAGATATAAATAAGATTAAAGAGTTTATTTTAGGAAAGGGAGAGTGGGTAAAAGAGGATGTTCGGGGTGGGTATCGTGGATATTATAAACAGACAGAGCCCAATATTTTCGGTAAGTTGGTGGGATATGGAGAGAAATTCGCTAATAGGGGTGGTCTTATTAGTCCCCGTGTTGAGGATTACTCTTCGGCTCCGACGCCAACGTTAGCACAAGACTATGGTATGGCTCAAATGCCGTCTTTAACACCAGCACCAGCTCCGACTCGTGATCCTTTTCAGTTTCCTTTAGGAGATAAGCCTTCTGTTCCGACACAATATCACGAACAGCTTTCCAGTTTACCTAATGCTAATATCTTGGCTGGTGTATTGGCTCAGGAAACTGGTGGATATGGATATAAGCCGTATGACTCTGAAACGGGGGAAATACTGGAAAGTTGGAATGAGGCAAGAGCAAGGAGATTAGCAGGGCCAGCAGGAGAAGTAGGAATAGCCCAAATTGTTCCTAAGTGGTGGTGGAAGGATGCAGGTTTTCCTTCAGAAGAAGAGTATGCAGATGCTTTATACGATCCTAATTTTTCTATCAGTGAAATGTCGAGGATAATAAATAGAGCTTTTCAGATTTACGGAGATTGGAGAAAAGCACTGAATACTTGGAATAAGAGTCCAGTTTATGCAGACCAAGTTTTAGGTAGAATAGGAGCACCAGTACAGTAAGAAGGTGATAATATGCCAGAAGCAGCAGAAAGAGCATTAAAAGCAACCGCTAGAAAACGAGGTTATGGTAAAAAACGAACGGGTCGTTATGTTTATGGCACTCTTCGCAATATGGGATGGAAGCCGTCTAGGGAGAAAAATTCTATTATTGAAGGTATCAAATTTATTTGTGAGAGAGGAAAACACGCATTTAAGTAGACAATTAGTTTATAATTAAATTAGTCCATACCTAAAGGACACTTCACAACCAGAAAGGGGGTGAACCCGAAAGATACTATGGCAGCAAAAAAGAAAGATGAGGCCCCTCCTGAGGCTCCAAAGGAGGATACGCCCACAACGGAGCCAGAACCTGAACAAAAAGAAGAGAAGATATTAGGGAAGTATAAGACACAAGACGAATTAGTCGAAGCTTATAAAGAGTTAGATAAAAAGTTGGGAGAACAAGGTGATGAACTTCGGCAAAGCCGAGAGTTTGCACAAGTTGTGCAACCACTCTTGGATGAGATACGAAGCGATCCAGAGCTTTTTAAGCAGCTAGACGAAAAGCTCAGAAAAAGGGATCAACCAACCGAATCTGCTCAAGATGAGACTAAAAAGGACGAGAAGGCAACTGCTCAAGACGAAAGCCGACAAGCTGTTTCGGATTTAATCCTAGCAAAATTCGAAGAAAAGCACGGCATTAACAGGTTGCCTACCGAGGACAGGACGAAAATGAGGAACCGAATCGGTGACATCATTTTTGAACTTACTGGTAAAACTCTAAATGGTGTTGACTTGCGGCGTTTAGATGGGGTCTTGGAAAATGCCTATATCCTGGCAAATAAGGATAGTCTGATTGATAAGTCAAAGCTAGAAGCTCTAAGTCCAGCAAAGGAAGTAGATGAAGCAGGTTTTCCAAGCGTTCCTTCTTCACCTGGAAAGGCAGAAACCGTTCTTACTTCTGAAGAAGCAGACATAGCTGGAAAGATAGGGCTTACCCGAGAGCAATACCTCGAAGGTAAGAAAGTGCTAGCAAAGAGGTAAGCTAAAAAGCTAAAGGAGAATTAAATATGGCAAAAGCGACAGGCTATGGTTTCCGATATGTAAGAAATCTACAGCCAGGTCAAAAGCCAGCAACTCTGGAAGTAATTTTAGCCAATGATGCAGTGGTCGCAATTGGTGAGTCTGTAAAGTTGAGTGCGGGTTATCTTGACCCTTGCCCAGCAGATGCAGCACAGCTTGGTATTTTAGTAGGCATTGTCACTGAAAAAGGTGAAAATGTTTTCAAAACCAAAGAAGCCCATGGGGGCACAATTTCGGGTGATGAAAAGTTTACCGCAGGTGCGGCAAACGCTACCAGCCAAAAAGTTAAAGGCGTAGTTATCTGTGATAAAGACGCACTTTTTGAGGCAACCAACGCCGACGCACTCACACAAGCAGAAGTTGGTCTTTGGTTCCTGGGAGTAGCAAATACTAACACAGGAATGGATGGTACAACTGGAACAGGAGCATCCTGGTCAGTAGGTACTCAAGACTGGCAGCTTATGGAGTTAGTCACAACCGATTTGAGTGGAGCAGCGGTAACAACCAAAGGTCTATTCAGAATAGGTCGAAGCCAATTGCTTAACGACGTAACAGCCTAAGGAGATAATATATGGCATCTTACAGAGCTAACTTTGGAGACCTTTTAGAACCAGGTCTGAGAAAGATATTCGATGACAGGTACAAGGAGATCCCTGAAGTATTCGCTTCAATTTTCCATGTAAACAGCTCTTCAGTTGACGTTGAGAGAGATAGTGCAGTCACGGGTTTTGGTCTTTTGACCCAAACTCCTGAGGGTGCACCTATTTCTTATGAAGACCCGATTCAAATGTATGACGTTTCGTACGTCCATTTGAAGTACACTAAAGGCTTTAAAGTTTCAGAAGAGTTGGTGGAAGACGACAGGTACAATGTCATCAAAAAGAAACCCGCAGCTCTAGCTAGGTCTGCTAGGAGATCCGCAGAGAATTTAGCAAGCCAAGTATTCAATAACGCTTTCAGCTCAGGGACGGGCGGAGACGCAAAGTATCTTTGCTCAAGATCCCATCCAAGAGCCGATGGTGGGACGGCACAAAGTAATGCCAGCGGAAGTGGTATTACCTTAACCGAAGTAAATTTGAATACAGGGTTGCTCGCTATGCGAGGTCAATTGGACGACAAGGGAATGAAGATTGGCGTAAAAGCCGATATTCTTCTCGTCCCTCCAGCACTCCACAAAACAGCAGTTGAAATTACCAATTCCTCTATGAGGTCTGGTACAGCTGACAATGACCTGAACTATTACAGGGGCATGGTGAAAGTAATCGATTGGGATTGGCTTTCTTCATCCACTGCATGGTTCTTGATTGACAGCGACGTTCATCAGCTTGAGTGGTTCTGGAGAATTCGTCCTGAATTCAAGCAAGACAATTCCTTCGACACTGGTATGGCACTCTTCAAAGCAAGAATGCGATGTTCCAGGGGTTGGAGCGACTGGCGTGGAGTTTGGGGATCTAAGGGTGACGGAGCTAGTTACACTAGCTAATTTACCTGAAGTCTAATTTTGAGGCTGAGTTGGTAGCCAAAAAACAGAAGTAGTACTAGACGCCCAAGGCTCAAAGTATTGAAAACGGGCAGCAAGCTTTCCAAGACTACCCAACAGAATTTGCAACATTTTTTTTATTGTGTAATAATTAAAAAGATACGAGTATGGGGTTAACGCATCACACAGGAAAAGTAAGGGGAGTTACCCACAAAGTAAGAACGAGGCAGGTTCGTCCAACGAGCCCTACGCCTATTGCTGGAGATTGGTATATGGACACTTCAGCTGGGAAATTGTATATCTATGATGGTTCTCAGTGGTGGGCAACGGTGGTAGGTACATCTACTTCTACTACAACGACATCTAGCTCAAGTTCTAGTTCTAGCTCGTCAACAAGTACGACATCATCTTCTTCTTCTAGTTCTAGTACGAGTACCAGTTCAACTTCTTCTTCCAGTTCGAGTTCAAGTACAAGTTCAACGAGTACGAGTACAACTTCCAGTTCAACTAGCACGACATCTAGCTCAAGCAGTTCGTCCAGCACAAGCACGACATCAAGTTCTAGTTCTAGTTCCAGCACAAGTTCGACTAGCTCTAGTTCAAGTTCAACATCAACGACATAAGGTATAATTAGATATGGGAATTTCACACCTAAAAATACATACGGGTAAGACGAAACAGATAAGGGCACAGACGGCAACGCCAACTAGCCCGACACCTGGCCCTGGAGATATTTATTTTGATACTTCGGCTGGAGCACCAGCAATCGGTATCAGAAACCAGAGTGGTTGGGTATATGTAACAGCACAGGCGGCATAATATGAGCACAAAATATACAGAATTAGCTTCACAGTCGACACAGGTTGAAACGGCAACTTCAGCCATAACTGGAGTGGATTTGGTTACTGGTGCAACCTATTTTGATACAAGTAGCGGTAGGCTTTATATTTATAGCGGTTCAGCCTGGTTTTATGTTCCGATGACATCAACTAGTACATCAACGACATCGACTTCTTCCACATCCACATCCACGACTAGCTCATCAACATCTACCACATCAAGTTCGACATCTAGTACAAGCTCAAGTTCAAGTAGTTCATCTACTAGTACAACGCTTTATTAAAATGATAGCAGTAAAGAACATCCTTGAAACTTTAGATGTTTCTTTTGAGGGTTATACTTACAACTTTCCTAAAGGGAAGGCGGTTTTAATAGAAGAAGCACTTTACGAGCACATTAAAGGAATTTGGCCAAGCGGTGTTTTCAAGAAGATAAGTAGTAATAAAAAACAATTGACCAGAGCCAAGAGGAAGAAAACACATTCGTATATCAAGCCAGAGCCAGAACCGACTTATACAAGTGAAGATATGAAGATAACACAGGCTGGTCGTCAGACTCCCACTTTCGGGCAGGCTGATATAACACCACCTGCTGGTACGACAGACAAAGATGGGGTAGAATGGTACGGAGAAGGTGAAGTAATTGAGCAAGGAGTAGGTAAAACTTTTAAGTAATATGTCAATAGTACACACACTAGCATCAAAAAAGGTATATGCGGAAGACATTTCGGTCTTGGCCGCAGGGCAGGAAATTATTGGTGTTCCCTGTGTTGTTTATTCTATTTCTGTTTGTAATGAAGCTCTTAACCAGAACACTGTTACGAATATCTCTGATAGTGCCTCGGCTTATGACAATAGTGAGCGTTGTCTTAAACTGATAACGACACCATATATTATGACAAATGTTACTTTCCCTAATGGGCTGCCTTTAAAGAATGGTTTGTCTGCAACCTGCAATGCAGCGGGAACTGACATTATGGTGAGTTACGAATAGCATCTTGACAGAAGTCAACACTGTAAAGTATAATAATAAAGAGCAACGTAAATATGGCCAAACGGGTTTCAATCCTCACAAATTTTTCCTCTTACTCTGAAGCCTATTCCCTCAATCGTGTCGTAATGAACCAAATCAGGATGTTGGTCGATCATGGCTACAAGCCTGTTGTAATTGTCGGCGAGAAGTTCAAGCCTGTTCAGGATTACGCTCTTCCAGAAGTAGAGTTAAGACATATTCCAGATGTTCCTGTCTTTAATGAAGTTAAGATGGACCCCACTTTTGACCAAGATGTCGGGGCAATTGAGAGAGAGTTGGCAAAAGTACTAGACGGAATAGACGTTGTTCTTACCCACGATATTATTTACCAGCCAGCGGCGGTTAAACATTTGGTAGCTTCCAAAAGGATAGCCAAGAGGCGGCCAGAACTCAGATGGCTTCATTGGATACATTCGGCAACCTCTCCCTATACGCTTCAGAATTTAAGACCGCTTTTTGTAGATGAGTATGCGGAAATTATTCGGGAAAAGTTTCCTAACAGTTTTTATGTTTTCTTTAACCACTATTCAATTCCACGAATAGCCCAGAACTTTGATGTTGATGATGCAGATGTTAAGGTAGTTCACCATCCTACGGACATAAAGACCTTTTATAAGATTGAGGATGCGAGTTGGGATTTGATTAAAAGGAAGAAAATGCTTTCGTCTGATGTTATTTGTACTTATCCGATACGCTTAGATAGGGGGAAACAGGTAGAGAAAGTAATTAAGGTAATAGCTAGCTTTAAGAACTTGGACAAAAGCGTCAGGCTGATAGTGGTAGATTTCCACTCAACGGGCGGAGATAAAGTCGAATACAGAAAAGAACTAAAACAAATAGCTATAGACTGGGGAATGAACGAGCAGGAAATGACCTTTACTTCAGAAGAACACTCGGAATGGAATGTGGAAGTTCCTTATCAAGTTGTGGCTGACTTTATGAAACTTTCCAATGTTTTTGTGATACCCTCGGTATCCGAGAGCTACTCCCTTATTACTCAGGAAGCTGGCCTTTCTGGGGTGGCGATGGTGGCGAACAGGGACTTTCCGCCATTTAGGGATATATTTGGCTGGCCACCGCATCAAGTTGGCTTTTCCAGCAACATAGATGCTCTTACTGGGCTGGATGGGGACACGAAAACAGAAGTTGCCAATGAAAAGGTGTTTTATGGGGATGTAGCGAGAGTGCTTAACTATGACCTTGAAAACGACAGGAGCTTGTACTTAAAGACTTTTCTGAGGCAGAAGAGGAACGCAGACTATATATTTTTGAAGGAGCTTGAACCCTTGATAAATTATGAGAAGCCAGTTAAATGAGAGATGACGCATTTGTAGTCGGTGGTCGGGGAATGGTCGGCAGAGCTACGATGAAGGCCCTTAACATTCCTCACTGCTTCGATAAAAAGGATAGCAATATCACTCTGAAGGAAGGAGCTGAAAAGCTCTTTTGTTTTATTTGTCTTCCCACACCTACGGA